GGGGGGGTGCGAGGGGCAGTGGCGGTATGGGGGTACGTATATATACACAACTACACGCACGGGTATTTTAGATTGCCTTATTGTTGCCACATTCCAAACACATAAGCATAGAAGTGGTACATTTATGTCACATTATATTACAAGAAAGTAATACTTAGTAACATTATCATAGATACGTGCATTTTAGGGATTGACAGGGGTGTTCTGTGGAGTATAACTACGTAGTAGTAGTAGACAAAGTTAAACATTTAAGTTAAACTTAATACAAGTAATAAATAATAAATAGTTAAACTATATAAAGAGTGTGTTAATAAAGTTACTGGACATAGGAAGAGTTTAACTTACTAAGTTTAACTTACAGAGTTTAACTATACACTTATAACTTTATATAAGTAATAATTAATAGTAAGTTTAACTTAGAGAGTTTAACTATAGGGTTGACACCCTTCTTAATAGTTTGTACACTATCCATATGTAACACACATAAACTTGTATAAACATAAGTGTTACATTCCTGGTACGTGTTACAAACATATGTGTACACTCTCCTCATGTCTCCTCTCTCCTAACATGTAGTTTGCGACACGTACCCTTTTTATTAAGAAAAGTGTTGACAATGACTGTTAAACCCGTACAACTATATGCAGATGATAACATACTAGAAGAGTTTTACTCTGCTTTAGCTGACGGTAGTGCCAAGCGTATACGCCGTATTCATATCCCTCGTAGTGACGTGTTTTATGCACGTGCAGCTATTGAGGCTGACACTGGGGTGAGGTACTCTCTGGATCACGTAGAGAGGGCGATGTACTTAGAGGGCATGTTATCTCGCAGTGATGTGTTAGACCCTGACAGGAAGAGACCTTATGGTGATTGAGTATAGAGGTGAGAAGTTTGAAGGTTACAACAAACCCAAGCGTACTCCCAAGCACCCTACCAAGTCCCACGCTGTCCTTGCCAAAGAAGGTGACACCATTAAGCTCATCCGCTTCGGTGAACAGGGAGCATCCACAGCAGGCAAGCCTAAAGCGGGTGAATCTGATCGCATGAAACAGAAACGTGCATCCTTCAAAGCTAGACATGCTAAGAATATCAAGAAGGGTAAGCTCTCTGCTGCGTACTGGTCGGATAAAGTAAAATGGTAAGCATAGGTACTCTAGGTGTTATGATGGTATGTATGTCTGCCTTAGCTGAGCATTGCCAGGTACTGACTAGTCCGTATGTGTATAGCAGTGTGGAGGAGTGTCAGGCTTCTATAGTAGCTGAGGCACGTAAGATTAAACAAGAGTATAGTTACGCTACGATATTACCTACTTGTGTAGCTCTAAGCTACAATGGGGAGCCAGCGTAATGGCAGCAGGGAGAAAACAAAAATGAAGTGTACGTGTGGTAAAGGTGGCGAGTGCAACTGCGGTGGCGCTAAGATGAAGATGCCTAAGTCTAAGATGGCATACGGTGGTATGGCTAAGAAGAAGATGGGCTACAACAAAGGCGGTTACTGTGGTGCATCTAACCCAGCAGAACGTCCAATGAAAAAGGGTAAGTAATGAAATACTACCATAAATACCAAGAAGCACTGGAAGCTAAGGGCTACCGTGTAGATGAGCATGGCTACGTGTGGGACTCCATGGGTAACCAGTCAGCTGGCGAAGACAACTACGGTAACGTACAGAGCAAAGATCCTAACGTTAATGCTATCTGTGAGGAAGCTGATATTGTAGCTACTAAACCTGTTAAACGCCCAGCGCCTAAAACAAAGAAGGATGTTGTAGTTGAGGATACTTTGGAAGTGGTACGAGCTAGGGATGAGAATGGACATTTCATTGCTGATGACCCCAGCACTCCTGGTGTAAATGAAGCATGGGTAGTTAAGACAGTTAAGAAAGCTAAGAAGAAGTAATGACACTTGTATCCCCAGGCAAACCAGCACGAATTGTTAGTAAGGGTGTAATCTGTGACACAGAGGATCAAGTAGAAACTCTGTACACTTGCCCAGCTAACTGTCGTGGTGAGGTGTCTATGCTCTTTGCTGTTAATGCTAACGGTAATACATCCGCTACAGCTAAGTGGTACAGGGCTAGTGACTCAGCAGAGTTCCGCCTTGTTGGTGGAAAGAACTTGGCATTAGGTGAGTCTATTCTTCTTACTGGTGCTACTCTAGTTCTGGAACCGGGAGACCAGATACGTTGTGTGGCTACTAGCCAAATTACACCAGAGCTAGACTTTATGTGTACTGTAACTGAGACGTTTGTACCTGTTGGATAACACATAGCGGGTATGCAAACTTAGTAGAGGTAAATAGCGATAACATGAGTATAACTATGTAAGTCTAGCAATGGAACTAGGCTCAACACATAGGAACATACCATGTACGCATTAATCGTTAAGACAGTATCCGACTTTCTCGCAAGTTTACAGAAAGCACAACAAGCCCGTGCTGACTACTGGATTCTAACCAACATGTCAGACAAAGAGTTACGTGATATAGGCATTGCTCGTGGAGAGATTCGCAATGTCATAGCAGAAAGTTTCAAATAGTTAGGAGAGCTATTATGGAAAACGTTAAGATACCCTTAGCACTTGTAGCCGCTATGGCTGTACAGCTTGCTGGTGGTGTGTGGTGGGTATCTCAACAAGCTTCCACAATAGCTAGCCTAGAAGAAACAGTAAGCCAGCTAGGCTCACGTATGGCTATCGAAGATAACGTCAATCTTAAGCGTGACGTATTAGATAACTCTATGGAGATAGACTATGTATGGGGTGATGTAGAAGAGTTATGGGAAGAGTTAGACGCTTTAACTCGTACTATCGCTAGAATCACTGAACTACAGCAGCGTGTAGCTATTATAGAGAGTGAGCTAAAGTACATAGGCCGTGACCATACAGAACTTATGGTTGAGTAGTTTTGCTTTGTGTACTAGCCTTTATCTCGTTCAATCACGCATGGACTGAAAGTGGTAACAGGTTGTTTCAGTATTGTTACTACGACTGCGGCTTACCTAAGAATGGCGGATGGTACGACAGAGTGTACAGAGTAAGTTATAACTATGTATGCCCTATAGAGGTTAAGTTCAAATGATTGATCCCTTCACAGCCTTTGCTGCAGCACAGACAGCTGTATCAGCTATTAAGAAGGGTATTCAGTTAGGCAAGGACATTGGAGGTATCTCTAATGACTTAGCTAAGTTTGCTGGTGCTGTATCTGACTTAGGTTTTGCACATAAGCAGTCAGAGAATCCACCTTGGTATGCTGTACTATTCGGTGGTAATGGTCCTAGTGCGATGGACATCTTCGCTAAGAAGAAACAAGCGGAGGCTCTACGTGCTGAGATTAAACAGTATATTCAGTTTGCTTACGGGCAGAGCGCTTGGGAAGAGCTTCTCCACATTGAAGCGCAGGTACGTAAAGACCGTCAGAAAACTATGTATCGCAAGGCTGAGATTAAACAGACTATTGTTGAGTGGAGTCTTGGTATCTTGGTTGTTCTATCAGGAATTGGTGTTCTTGGCGTGGGGATTTATTTCCTTGGAAAGCAACAAAACAAATGGTAAGCTTAAGAAGTAACGGTAACTAAGGAATACATTATGGCTAGAGCACTAACAGAAAAGCAACAGCGCTTCCTAGAGGTACTCTTTGATGAGGCTAACGGTGATGCAGTAGCAGCTAAGAAGCTTGCAGGTTATGACCCTGCATCTAGCACATCAGCTATTGTTGAAGCTCTTAAGGATGAGATTGGTGAGAAGACACGTACTTACTTTGCACGTGTTGCTCCTAAAGCTGCTATGTCTATGGTAGGCGCTCTGTATGACCCTACTGAGCTAGGCATAAAAGAGAAGATGGTTGCAGCTAAGGACTTGCTAGATCGTGCAGGACTTGGTAAGGTAGACAAAATAGACGTAACATCTGGCGGAGGCATCTTCTATCTGCCACCAAAAGAAGGTTCAAACGAATAATACCTGATAGAGACTTAGGGTTCTGGCAGTTACCGTTACCCCCAAAGAACCACACAAAAGAATGGCATCCTATAGTTAAGATTGCTAAGAAAGTACCCTTTGGCTACAGAGTAGATCCAGAGAATGACAGGGTTCTTTTACCTATTGAGTCAGAACTTGAGGCTTTAGAGCTTGCAAAGCGTCACCTTAAGCAGTATAGTTATCGTGCGGTAGCAGCCTGGCTAAGTAAAGAGACAGGTAGAACTATATCTTTTACAGGTCTAAAGAAAAGAATCGAAGTTGAGCAAAAACGTAGAAAAGCAATTACAATTAAACGTAAGCTTGCCAAGTGGCTCGAAGAAACGCTTGAGCAAATCGAGAAGCTCGAAAGTAAAGGCGCAGGAGCCTACACAGACCCTAACGAAAAGTATTGAGGAGCCTGTTGCTACTGTTGTAGAGAGTGTACCTGCACAAGTTAAAGCACCTGAGTATGATGTTGAGGAAGCCCAGCAGGTAGTATTCAAACCTAACCCTGGCCCACAGACATTCTTCTTGAGTGCGTCAGAGCGTGAGGTACTTTATGGTGGAGCAGCTGGTGGGGGTAAGAGCTACGCCATGTTGGCTGACCCTCTACATGGACTAAATGACCCTAACTTCTCAGGGTTGCTAGTCCGACATACTACAGAAGAACTAAGGGAACTTATACAAAAGAGTCAGGAGTTATACCCCCGTGCAATACCTGGTATTAAGTGGTCGGAACGTAAATCGCAATGGACTTCTCCTCAGGGTGGCAGACTTTGGATGTCTTATCTTGATAAAGACACGGATGTCACACGCTATCAGGGTCAGGCTTTTAACTGGATTGGATTCGATGAGCTTACGCAATGGTCTAGCCCTTACGCTTGGGATTATATGAGGTCTCGCTTGAGATCTGCACATGCGTCTAATCTTGGCCTATACATGAGGGCTACAACAAACCCCGGAGGAGCAGGACATGCTTGGGTTAAAAAGATGTTTATTGACCCTGCAATCGGTGGTAAGCCGTTCTGGGCAACTAATATTGAAACAGGCGACACGATTACTTTCCCTAAAGGGCATAGTAAAGAAGGTATGCCTCTATTTAAACGGCGCTTTATTCCAGCCTCTCTATTCGACAATCCGTACTTGGCTGACGCTGGCGACTATGAAGCAATGCTTCTCTCGCTTCCAGAGCATCAGCGCAAGCAGTTACTTGAAGGTAACTGGGACATTAATGAGGGTGCAGCTTTTCCAGAGTTTGACCGAAAGGTACATGTCGTGGACGCATTCGAAGTCCCTGACTCTTGGGCAAAGTTTAGGGCTTGCGATTACGGTTATGGTAGCTACACTGGTGTTCTGTGGTTTGCTGTAGCACCTGATGAACAAGTAATTGTGTACCGTGAGATGTACGTCTCTAAAGTTACAGCTTCTGACTTAGCAGATTTAATACTTGAAGCAGAAGCAAAAGATGGTACAATACGATACGGAGTGCTGGATAGTTCTTTATGGCACAACCGTGGCGACACTGGGCCTAGCTTGGCAGAGCAGATGAATCAAAAAGGATGTCGTTGGCGTCCGTCTGACAGGTCAAGAGGCTCACGTGTCGCAGGTAAGAACGAGATACATAGACGGTTAAAGGTGGACGAGTTCACTGAGAAGCCTCAACTTGTATTCATGGATAACTGTACAAACACTATTGCACAGATACCCAGTATTCCTCTGGACAAGCGGAACCCAGAAGATGTTGATACTCACGCAGAGGATCACTTATATGACGCTTTAAGATACGGTATTATGACACGTCCACGTAGCAGCATATGGGATTACAACCCAGCAAAACAACGCACTGGCTTTCAGGCTAGTGATCCATCATTCGGGTATTGATAATGGCAGAACAAGAAGAAATGTTTGAAACAGATGAAGTCGTAGCTGCAGAAGACAGTACTGACAGTATCTTTGAAACTAAATCAAGTGTAGTCTCTTTTGTTGAAGAGCGTTACAAACGTGCTGAGGATTCTCGCTATGCGGATGAGGAGCGTTGGCTAAAAGCTTACCGTAACTATCGTGGCTTGTATGGTAAGGACGTACAGTTCACAGACACTGAGAAGTCTCGTGTATTTGTTAAGGTCACTAAGACTAAAACACTGGCAGCATACGGTCAGATCGTAGACGTATTATTCGGCAATAACAAGTTTCCTCTGTCTGTAAATCCTTCTGTGCTTCCTGATGGTGTAGCTGAGTCGGTACACATTAACGTTGACCCTAATGCCGCTGCAGCTGGTGAAGCTTTAAAGCCTGTAACTCAGAAGGGTGCAGCACAGCCTTACTTGCTTGATGGTAGCACTAAGCTAGAACCCGGTGAGACCCTCGCAGATCTCTCTAAACGTCTTGGCCCTCTTTCTAGTAAGCTAGAAGCTGTATCAGATAAGATCATTGAGGGTGACGGTACTACACCAACTACTGTAACATTCCATCCTGCTATGATTGCAGCTAAGAAGATGGAAAAGAAGATCCATGACCAGCTTCAAGAGTCTGGCGCTTCTACACATCTACGCTCTATGGCATTCGAGATGGCTTTGCTTGGCACAGGTGTCATGAAAGGCCCGTTTGCTGTAGATAAGGAATACCCTAACTGGGATGAGCAGGGTGAGTATGACCCTATTGTAAAGACTGTACCTGAGTGTAGCCACGTTTCTGTGTGGGACTTCTATCCTGACCCAGAAGCCAAGTCTATGAATGATGCAGAGTATGTTGTTCAACGTCATAAGATGTCTCGCACACAGCTTCGCTCACTCAAGTCTCGCCCTTACTTTATGTCTGACTCAATCGGCATGGCTATTGATAAAGGCCCAAGCTACATTCAGAAGTACTGGGAAATGACTATGGAGGATGACGATACACAGCCAGCCTCTGAGCGTTGGGAAGTATTAGAGTTCTGGGGCTTTGTTGATACATCCGTACTTGAAGAGCATGGTGTAGCTATCCCCAAGTCACTTAAAGACCTAGATGAAGTAAACTGTAATGTGTGGATCTGTAATGGTGAGGTACTTCGCTTTGTACTTAACCCATTCAAACCTACACGTATCCCTTACTACTCCGTACCCTATGAGCATAACCCTTACTCCTTCTTTGGTGTAGGTATTGCTGAGAACATGGATGATACTCAGACATTGATGAATGGCTTTATGCGTATGGCTATTGACAATGCTGCACTATCTGGTAACCTCATCATTGAAGTAGATGAGACTAACATGGTTCCGGGTCAAGACTTATCTGTGTACCCAGGCAAGGTGTTCCGGCGTCAGGGTGGTGCTCCAGGGCAAGGAATCTTTGGTACTAAGTTCCCTAACGTAGCACAAGAGAACATGCAACTCTTTGATAAGGCACGAGTTCTAGCTGATGAGAGTACTGGATTCCCTAGCTTTGCTCATGGACAAACCGGAGTATCAGGCGTTGGGCGTACAGCTTCTGGTATTTCTATGCTTATGTCTGCTGCTAACGGTTCTATTCGGACGGTAGTCAAGAACGTAGATGACTATCTGATTCGCCCACTAGGTAAAGCTTTCTTCTCATTCAACATGCAGTTTGACTTTGATGAGAAGATTCGTGGTGACTTAGAGGTACATGCCTCTGGTACTGAAAGCTTAATGGCTAACGAAGTACGGTCACAACGCTTGATGCAGTTCTTGCAAGTAGCACAGAACCCAGTACTAGCTCCCTTTGCTAAGATGGACTACATCATTCGTGAGATTGCTAAGTCTATGGATCTTGACCCAGACAAGGTTACTAACTCCATGCAGGATGCGGCTATCCAAGCTGAGATCCTAAAAGGCTTCCAGGCTCCCGCACAGCCTCCTGTGGGGCCAGAAGGCGTTAACATGCCTCAGGGTAGCCCAGCGCCAGAAGGACAGGCTCCACAGGGCGTACAGGACACCTCAGGTGGTGGTGGCTCTCAGATAGGCATTGGCACAGCACCTACACCGGGTGAGCAAGGGTTTACTGGTAATGTCGCTTAAGAGCTTCGTAAACGATAAGGCTAAATGGGATGCGTTTCTAGTTGAGATTGAGGAGCGCATCTCCATACAACACCGTAGCATGGAGAGTGTTACAGATACCGCTGAACTATACAGACATCAGGGTGCTTTACGTGCTCTTAGGCAACTACAATACTTGAGGGACAAAGTGAATGGCTGATTATCGTAAACGCCTTATTGATATGACAGACGAAGAACGTGCAGCAGTAGCACCAGGTTCTCCTAGTTTTGATGAGAGGTACGAGAACGTAGGTGATCCTTTAAGCGTTCAGATGATGGAAGCTGGACTAGACTTTACTCCTGTTGGTGTGGTTAAAGGTGTTTCAGATATTAAGGATGAGCTAAGTAAGGATGACCCTAATTATTTAAAAGCTCTAGGTATGGGTGCAGTTGAAGCAGCTGGTATTATTCCTGGAGCTGCACCTGTTCTTAAAGGTATGTTACGTAAAGGTTCTGACGTGGCTCGTCAAACAGACGAAGTATTTGATGTATCACGTAAGAGCATACCATCATACACTGATGCAGAACTTTTAGAAGCAGACGAAATTATTAGTGAGTGGGGTAAAGGGGATCTTACTAACCAAGAACTACGTAGTAAACTTAGTGATAAAGGTTTCACTATAGAAACAAAAAGAATATCCCCTAAAATGACAGGGGATGATTTAGAGGTTGTTGGTCCTGATGGTAATATAGTTCGTTGGAAAGACATGCCTAGAGGCAACGACTTAACTGCCGCAAATAAACAAGTATCTAACGCAGAATACGATGCACGTATAGCCCAACTAGATGAAGCATCTGATGCAGAAGAATGGCAAAAGAGTACTAAAAAGTTCGTAAAGAAATCCCGTGATGTTAATCCGACAGTACGTACTCCTGAATTAGAAAACTCAACAATGGATCTTATTGATGGTAAGATCACTAGAGAACAACACTTAAAGAATGTAGATGAGTTTAAACCTGTTGACCCATGGGATGCACTTCCAAGAGAACCCTCTGATAAAGCTACTGTGTTTTCACTACAGCCTAATCAGCGGAAGGATGGTTTCTTTGTAATTTCAGAAGAAGCGGCGGAAAGCTTAGGGGTAGTTAAGTCTGTTTTAGCTGTTGGTCAACGCTTCTTAGGCCGTTTAGATATACCTGCTTATAAAGATTATGACACGTGGATCGTTGCAGGCAAGTCTCCTAAAGGGGAGAAAGGTACAGTTTATGCTAAGGCTATACATTATGGTAGCGAAGACGGTAAACCTGTAGTATTTAGAGCTTCGCAAGGTAAAAGCGAGAGGATAGGTAAGGGTAAGGCTGACCCAGAGTACTCACCTAAGACTCATGAGAAAACAGGTTATGCTACTGTTGATGGCATAGTACAGGATTTAGATGTAGACTCTATCCGAGCCAAAGCAGCACAATACCTTAACGATCCAGAGTGGACACAGGTAGGCTTTGATCCTCGCAGACAGGGTGGCTTCTATGTACGTGCTGGTGATAACAAACATGTGCCAGTACGTGAAGCAAGTGAAGTAATACAAATAGGGCCGCTAGTCTTAGCCCGTAATGCAAAACTAGACTTTGAACACACAGGCTATGCAGAGGGCGGAGTAGTAATGGATGAACAAATGCAAATGGCCTTTGGTGAACAGCCAGAGGTAGACCCTGTGTCAGGCAATGAAGTCCCTACAGGCTCCTTACCAGAAGAAGTACGTGATGACATCCCTGCTCAACTAAGTGAGGGTGAGTATGTTGTACCTGCTGATGTAGTACGCTTCTTTGGTGTTAAGTTCTTTGAGGATATTCGTGCAGAAGCTAAGCAAGGCTTTGCTGCTATGGAAGCTAATGGACGTATTGGTGGTGAACCTATTGGTATGGAGATGGGTGGTGATGAACTACCCTTTGACATCTCTGAGCTACAGATAGTTGAAGATGGTGAGCCAGAACAGCCTATGATGAACAAGGGTGGTTACATCTCTGGTTATGCTCCTGGTGGCTTAGTTGATACAGGTGACATCCCTCTGACAGAAGAGAACTACCAAGGCACAGGCATGGAGCAGCGCCAGTATAGCAATGCTGCAGGTAATATCATTACTATTCTGTTCTTCAACGGTATGCCTATGAGTGCAGTGCCTGATGGGTATTCTCCCTATACGCCAGAAGCTGTACCTAGTGAAGCTAAAGAGGCTGCACCTAGTGACGATGATGGTGGGTTTGACCCAAGTGCATCTGCTCCAGAGCCTATTGACTACAAAGGCTTGTCAGCAGCAGAGTTACGTGATCTAGTTGATGCACAGAAAGATACAAGCAGAACTGCCATTTCATTAGGTTTAGGTATGGTTAACCCTCTTTTGGGTATGGCCTTCAAAGCAGCTACGTGGCATCAATCTAAGCAAGTCACTAAAGAGCTTGCTAGACGTATGGAAGATCCTTCTCTTGATGCTAAGCAGAAGGCTTTCTATACAGATCTTACAGAGACTATGACTGCAGATCAGCCTGGTTTGTTTGAGCGTCTGTTTGGTAAGACAGAAGAAGCTAAGAAGCCTGAGGTAGCACCTACTGCACCACCTCCTGTAATGACGCCTGAGGCAGTAGAAGCAGCTATGACTGATACTCCTGGTGTAACAGAACCCTATAGTTACACTCCTGAGGCAGGTTACACTCCTGCTGCAACAGCTGCAGAAACAGCAGAAGTTAAAGCTGCTAACGAGCAGATTAAAATAGATGAAGCTGTACGTACCAGCCTTGATGTTGCAAAGAAAGGACAGCAGAAAAGACAACGTGCAGCAGATGAAGCAGGCGCTAAAGCAAGTGCAGCAGGATCTATGTATAGAGATAAAACAGAAGATCCCTTTAAAGATACAGTTCAACGTGCAGAGGAAGCAGCTGAAAGAAATAAGTCTGATGGCCTTGGAGCACAAACTAAGAGAGGTAGCACAGCGGGAAGTAAGTCTGGCTACTTTGACTAAAACAAACTAAACTACCCATAAAACTATAAGGCTACCCAGCTAAGGCTGGCCCCAACATAAGGAGTAATAAATGTCGGAAGCCCTAATTGAAACGGACTCAAAGTCCCACAAACGTAATCTTTCTCGTGTAGAACGTGATGAGGCTGAGCTACGGGAACTGCTTAAACAGGCAGGCGTAACACAAGATGAAACAGAAGAAGAAGCTGTTGAAGCGCAACCCAGTAGCTCAGAGCCTATCGAACCCCAAGTTCAGGCAGAGAGTAGTCCCAAACAAGAAGAAGAACCACAAGCCAAAGCACAAGATGAAGATCTAAGTGCTGAGGAAAAGAACTTCAAGAAACGTTATGGTGATCTACGGCGACACACTCAAGAGAAAGAGAAAGAGTTTCAGGCACAACTTGATAAGCTCACAGCACAGCTAGATGCAGCTACAAAGAATGAGCTTGTACTGCCTAAGTCAGAAGACGAAGTAGAGGCTTGGGCTAAGAAGTACCCAGATGTAGCAGGTATCGTTGAGGCTATCGCTGATAAGAAAGCTAGTGAGCGTTCCTCTGAGCTTGATGGACGTTTAAAAGAGATTGAATCTTTACGTGCTACAGCTAAGCGTGAGAAGGCAGAAGCAGAGTTACTCTCTTTTCACCCAGACTTCCAAGAGATTCGTGCAGATGATGCGTTCCACTCTTGGGCAGAGAAACAACCTAAAGTCGTACAGGATGCTCTGTATGAGAATAGTGAAGACGCTAAGTCAGTTGCACGTGTTATTGATCTTTATAAGGCAGATCAAGGCATTAAGACTAAAGCCTCTTCTAGTTCAGATAAGGCAGCAGCGTCCTCAATTAAAGCTAAAGGACGTGCTACACCAGACACAGATGATTCATCTAAGTACATCACTGAGTCACAAGTAGCTAAGATGTCTATTAAGGAATACGAGAAGCGCATGGATGAGATCTTTGATGCTCAGCGCTCTGGTAAGTTTATTTACGATATGAGTAAGAAATAAGTTGACAAACTCTCATTAGTAGATAAAACTATAGGTATGTACAGTGTCAGGCATTAACTGCCTGTACATGCTTTTCAATAAGCACTAGCCACACGAAGAACTACCTCTGAGTATAGGCCCAGCGCTTGAAGGACGGCCATCCTGATAGCAATGCTGACTACCCTAAGACAACGAGCCTCTTTTATTGTGGATATGTAGTGTCTAACTTTCACGCCATATCTATAAAGGAGAATTATTATGGCTATTGGAACCGCTGGTGGTGGATTTGACGGGAACTTCTCCCCGATTATTTACTCCAAACAAGCACAGATTGCACTTCGCCGTGCAGCTGTAACTAACGCAATCACTAACAACTCTTACTTTGGTGAGATTGCAAACCAAGGCGACACAGTTCGCATTCAAAAAGAGCCAGACGTAACAGTCAACGCTCTGCAGCGTCACACAGGTATCTCAGTAGAGAAGCTTGATGATTCTGACTTCTCGCTCACCATTGACAAAGCTAACTACTTTGCTTTCAAAATGGATGACATTGAAGAGCAGTTTGCAAACGTAGACTTCACATCTTTGGCTGCTGATCGTGCTGCCTATAAGATGGCTGACGCTATGGACGCAGACGTACTGTCTTACCTCTCAGGTCACACATCTGCAGGCGCTTACATCACAGGTACTTCTGGTGATGCACAGCACCCAACTGCAGGTAACTTGACTGGTGAATTGCTCACAGCAAACCACTTGGACGCAACTGATTTCGGTAACTTGACTATCTCTGCTACAGCGACTGCAGGTGACTCCGTACCATTGGCTCCACGTTTGCCAGGTGCAACTGCCCTGTCAGCTACTACTGTTTCTCCATTGACTGTACTTGCACGTATGGCTCGTAAGATGGATACACAGAACGTAGATGCACGTGGGCGTTGGGTTGTTCTTGACCCGGTGTTCGTAGAGATGCTCAAAGACGAAGATTCACGTATGTTGAATGGCGACTTTGGTGGCTCAGGCTTGCAAAACGGTCTGGTGTTGAACAACATTCACGGCTTCCGTGTTTATGTGTCCAATGCTTTGCCTGCTAAAGGCACTGGTGCTGGTACTTCTGGTACAGGTGCGCAAGACGCTAACTATGGCGTTGTGGTAGCTGGTCAGGACGATGCTGTTGCTTCTGCTGAGCAGATCAACAAAGTTGAGAACTACCGTGACCCAGACAGCTTTGCTGACATTGTACGTGGTATGCACCTTTACGGACGCAAGATTCTGCGCCCAGAGGCACTTATCACAGCACGTTACAACGCTGCCTAATCACATTTAATAAGTCGGGCTAGTCTCTCAGGAGGCTGGCCCCTCTTTACTTTCTGAGGGATAGCTATGGCTAACTATGTTACACTTGTAAACCAAGCATTACGCCGTGTCAATGAAGTTGAACTTGACATTGGTGGTGATGGCTTTGCTGATGCACGTAACCTACAGGCTCTAGCTAAGGATGGTATTAACTCTGCTATACGTGAGATCCTGCAGAACTCTCAAGAGTGGCCTTTTACACTTACAACATATACGCAAACCCTTACTCTTGGTATTGGTGTGTATGACTTTGCCCCAGATGCTTCTAAGATTGACTGGGACACTATCTACATCAAGCGTCTATCTTCTAAGGGTAATACACCTGCTAGACTGCCTGTGATTACCTACGAGGACTATATTCGTAAGTATCGCTCAGGTGAAGACGTTAGCGGTGCAGATGGGTATAGCATACCTAATATCGCTTATCAAACACAGGACATGAAGTTTGGTGTTACACCACTTCCTGACGATGCTTATGAGATTGAGTATCGCTATTGGTCATATCCTGCTGACTTAGTTTCTTATAATGATGTGTGTATAATACCTGATCGTTTTAATACAGTTATAGTTGATGGTGCTACTATGTATCTAATGCGTTTCCGTGCTAATGAGCAGAGTGCTTCACTACACCAGCAGAAGTTTGAGGATGGTATGGATAACATGCGCCGCTTACTTCTTGACTTACCTTTATACGTTAGATCCTCTGTTATAGCAGGTAGATACTTTAACAAGCAGACTGGCACTAACTAATGGCTGATAACCTACGTACCTTTGCTACACCTTGTATGGGTGGCTTGGTAGTTAACCAAGACCCTTTAACACAGGGTAGTCAGATGGCAGGTTCTGCTACTCGTTTGATTAACTATGAGCCTTCCTTGAATGGTGGGTATAGACGTATAAGTGGGTATAGCAATACATATGGTGAAGTCCCAGGCGAAGCTACCACAGCAGTTCTAGGTGTACACGTATCTGCTGATATTAATGATGGTATCTTTGCTGCACGTAAGCCTGCTTCTGGTAACAACTATCTGCATAAGTGGAATAACTCTACAACATCTTGGGATACTATCACTACAGTAGGTTCCCCTACAATGGTAGGCGTATCTAAGGTACGCTTTGAGAGCTTTAACTGGGGCGCACCTAAGTTTGCTATGGCAGACGGGGTTAATCCTGCTTCTACATGGGATGGTACTACATACGTACAACTCAATGGTGGACAGTCGCCCAGCGCTCCTAGTCTTGTTGCAGCGTTTAACAATCATCTGTTTCTTACTGGTGATAGCTCTGAGCCATACAATCTATACTTTAGTGCGCCATTAGATGAGACTGACTGGACACCTGCTGCTGGTGCTGGTGTTATTAACGTAGGCTTTGAAGTAGTACAGATTAAGACATTCCGTAATGAGATGTACATCTTTGGGCGCAATAACATCAAGCGCTTGGTTGGTAACAACATATCTGACTTTGTGTTACAGACTGTTACATCTAATCTTGGTTGCGTAGCACCTGATAGTGTTGCTGAGTTTAATGGTGAGATCCTATTCTTAGCACCTGATGGTATCCGCCCTGTTACTGGTACAGATCGTATTGGCGACATTGAGCTTGCTACATTGTCTAAGCCTATTCAGTCTATCTTTGAAGACTATACAGCTAACGAAGACTTAGCTACTATGACTACCGTAGTTCTAAAGAAGAAGTCGCAATTCAGGTTATTCTTTGCTAATCAGGACTCGCTTGGTATTATTGGTGCTATTCGCCGTAGTGGTACAGGTGGTGTGGGTTTTGAGTTTAGCCAGCTTGTAGGCATCTCTGTTAACTGCGCACACAGTAACTACATTGGTGATGAAGAGTTTGTTATTCACGGTGACTCAAACGGTTACGTATTTCGTCAAGAAGTAGGTAATGACTTTGATACTAGAGAGATCTTTAGCTTATTTCAAACACCCTTCTATTACATGGATGACCCAGCACTACGTAAGTCTTTCTATGATGTAGATACTTACATGCGCTCTGAGGGTGAAGTTACAGTAACTATGGCTATAGATTATGACTATAGTGATCCTACAACTACCATAGGATCAGACTACTTCTTATCTACTGCTGGTGCTGCAGCATACTATGATAAGGCTACGTTTGACTCTACAGACATATACGATGGCAACCCTTCCCCTGTAGAGAGTACAACTATTGGTGGCTCAGCAAAGTCTATCTCTATTCGTTACGTTGCTAATGACACTAACCCTAGTCATACCATTCAAGCCATTACACTAACATACGGCCTACACGACAGGCGCTAGAAGAGGACTAAAACATGTCAGGCTATACACGCCAATCTGTTGCAGACATTGTACCTACCGCTGTAGTACGTGCAGCGCCTATCAACGCAGAGTACAACAAACTACGTGACGCTTTTACACAGAGTGACACAGGTACTACTGGTCACAAACATGATGGTACATCTGATGAGGGTTCCTACGTACCACTCATTGCTGACCTAGATGCTAAGAATAAAATCATTGTAAGCCAAGTAGACAATCGCTTTGGTGTGTTTGTAGAAGTATCTAATGTTTCTACTGAGCAGTTACGCTTTCAAGATGGTGTTATTGTACCTGTACTGGATAACGACATTGACTTGGGTACATCTAGCCTAGAGTTTAAGAACGTATACGTAGATGGCACAGCTTACATTGACACAGTAAGCATTGGTGACAATGACTACACTACCATCACAAACAATGACTATGTTGTAACTTCTGGTAATCTTAACTTTGATGTAGCAGGTAATATTAACCTAGATGCTGATGGTGGTAATGTAGCACTTAAAGATGCTGGGCTTACATATGCTACCTTTACAAGCAACTCAGGCAACCTTACACTTAAGAGTGGTACAACCACAGCTGTAACATTCACTGGTGCTAACGCTGACTTTGCTGGTACACTTGACGTAACTGGTGCTGCTAAGTTTGATAATAATGCTACTATTGATGGCAACACTGTAGTAGGTTTAGCTAATACTAACACTGTAGCAGTTAACGCTAAGATCACTACTGCTCTTGTACCTACAACTAATGGTGTTAACACACTGGGTACAGGCTCTGCTTACTGGGGAGATGCGTTCCTAAAGAGTGTAACTACTACAGGTAACGTAGACATTGGCGGTAACATCACAGTTAACGGTACAGCTGACTTTACTAACACTACTCTGAATAATGTTAACGATCCGACTACTGCACAACAGGCTGCAACGAAAAACTACGTTGACACAGCTATCAACAACCTTATCGGTGGCGCACCAGCTACACTTGATACCTTGGATGAGATTGCTGCAGCTATCAATGACGATGATAACGTCTATACTACTTTAACAAATAGTATCGCAACCAAGCTACCTCTGTCTGGTGGTACTATGACTGGTCAGATTGCTATGGGTGGCAATAAGATCACAGGTGCTGCTGCACCCACTACAGGTTCTGACCTGACTAACAAAACCTATGTAGATAGCATTCTAGGTTCAGCTACAGCAGCAGCAGATAGTGCAGCTGACGCACAGAAGCTTGCTATTAACCCAGAAGACTCACTATATACTTTGTCAGACAGTGTAACTTCTGGCTACTCAGCACTACACTATGCAGCTAAATCAGAAGACACTTATCAGAACTTAGTTACCCTAGCTGCTGTTGTAGGTGCGACTGTGGCTGACTATGGTTTCATTAACAATTCACCTACTTCAACGGCAGATTACGGAGCATTATAAATGTCTACTCAAATACAACGCCGCCGTGGTACTACCGGGGAGCATTCTACGTTCACGGGTGCTGCAGGCGAGATTACTATCGACTCAACAAAGAACACAGTGGTGGTACACGATGGTACTACTGCTGGTGGTTTTCCTCTAGCTAAGGAAGCTAATGCGCTTACCTCATCTGCTATTGGTGTTACTGTACAGGCTTACGATGCTAATAACACTGCAGACGCTAACCTTAATAGCTTTATTGCAGCAGTCAACCTACCTACGTCAGATGGTACAGCAGGGCAGTTCCTCAAGACAGATGGCGCAGGTACAGTAACCTTTTCTACTATCCCTACTATTAATGCTCTTAACGATATTGCTAACGTCACTATCACAAGTGCATCTGCTGGTGAGTTCTTGAAATGGGACGGTGCTGCGTGGATCAACGACAGCATTCCTACTATCAACACACTGAATGACATCTCTAACGTAACCATCACTAGTGCTAGTACAGGTGAGTTTCTGCAGTGGGATGGTTCAGCCTGGGTTAACGCAGTAGTTGAAGCATTTGACGTACAGACACAAACTACTACAGCTGTAACACAAGTAACTGTTGCATCTTATAACGCAACCACGTATGATGGCATCAAGGTTGTGATTACAGCGCATGACTCTGCAGCAACAGAACGTAGTATCACTGAGTTGCTTATCACACATGACGGTACAACTGCTGTAGCTACTGAGTACGCACAAGTTAATACTGCTACTGCCTTGGCTACATTTGATGTGGACATCTCTGGTGGTAACGTGCGTATCCTAGCTACACCAGCAAGCACAAATAGCACAGCGTTTACAGTTAAAGCTATCACGCTGTAAGATGATTAGGACAACTATGGAAGGTGAAGTAGATGTCAAACACTAGAGATTTTAAAGTAAAGAACGGTATCCAGCCCACTGCTTATCACGAGGCGGTGGGTACAGTTGTGTCTGGGAGTGTAGGGTACAGTCTTGGCTCTGCGGTTTATGACAGTGTTAGCTTTGATACCTCTGCTCAACTAACAAGCCCTCAGTGTATTGTTTTTAACACAGACGGTTCTAAGATGTATGTATTAGGCTTTAATCCTAGTCCCGTTTTGTATCAATACTCTTTATCAACTGCTTTTGATTTAAGTACGGCTTCCTACAGCACTAAAAGTTTTAGCTTTGGAGGCTCTTTCCAAACAGCTAATAGGTCGTTTATGTTTAAGCCCGATGGCACAAAGATGTATGCTGTAGGGACTGATGGTGAAAAGATAAGTAGCTACTCCTTATCTACTGCTTTTGATGTTGATACCGCTACATTGGACACGGGTACTTTTGATATAACTGCTCAAACAGATGCACCATCAGGTATGTGCTTTAATTCGGACGGCTCTAAGGTGTACGTTACAGATAGAGCAAATGCTAGAGTGCATGAGTATGACCTGTCTACGGCCTACGATATTACAACAATGTCGTACAGTAGTGTTTTTCTTGATGTCTCTGGGCAAGACACTACGCCTAGAGGTGCTGTCTTTAGTACAGATGGTGCTACAATGTATCTAATTGGATTCCTAGCAGATTATGTGTATGAGTACTCTTTATCTACTGCCTTTGACCTAAGCACGGCTTCCTATAGCACTAAAAGTTTTAGTTTTGCAGGACAAGCCCCTAGTGCTTTTGGTGTAGCTTTTAACTTAGACTTTACTAAAATGTATTTAGCAGGTGGTGATGAAGTTGTCTACCAATACTCCACAGTCCTAACCACAGCAGAACT